ACTGGCCCACACCACCAAACGCGCCTGCCGTACCGGCTTTGGACGACACATCCACGTTGGGGTCGCCACCAGCCTCATACGCACCCACTTGTTTGTACTGCCCAGTAACGGGGTCAAGCGCGTACTTGCGGATGTAGCCCTTGTGTTGCGCTGGCGCTTCATCGCCCTCTTCTTCATCAAACGCTTCAGCCGCAGCGGGGGTTAAGCCCGCCAAGATGGGGAGACTACCTTTCAACGCGCTGCCGCCGCCAAGGGTGGAGAGTGAGTTCATTGGCGCATCCACAAATTGGCCTGCACCGGTTCCAACAGCCGTTTGATATTCAGGAGCTGCCATAGCGGCAGTATCCGCACCTGCCGCTCCTAGACCTGCCAAGCCGCCAACCATGCCAGCGCCGCCATACGCGCCAAGTCCTGCTACCAAGCCTTTGCTCAGGTCTTTGGAATCCAACGCAGTAATACCACCAATGATTCCGCCAGCCATCAAGGGGTTGATTGCTCCGCCGCTGAAATAGGTTAACCCTGCGCCTGCAACCATTGGCAGGAGGTTATCCAAGAACCCCGCTTCTGGAAGCCCGGTATCAGGGTTTACACTGAGTTGACCGCCATGCTTTTGAGCAAGTGCTTGCAGTCCCGCCACTTCCCGGTTGGACATGTGGACGAGGGTGGAGTCTGGGCCACGGCCCTTTTGGGCTAGGTGATTGGCGACAAGTTGAAGGCTCATAAGGATTTTCCTTGAATGGCGGTAGTTTGCATTGTAGCTAACGTCATGGATAAAGGGCGGACACAAATGTTGCGGAGATAGCTACTGAAGGGGATACTGGGTGGACTGGGGCTGTGCCCGCAGGTTTTGTAGCGACCACGCTATTGCCGGAGTCTGAGCAATACAAAAGCTCAAGGTAATCCCCAGTATTGAACGCAAATATTTGGTTCCATGAAACGAGTGCCGCACCGGGAAATGAACCGTGTTTAGACGGAACAGACTGGTTGCCCGCGCTATAAGGTACATCTACCCCATTTTGACGGAACCAAAAAGTCACGTTGTCATCCGCCGTTGCAAAACTTAAAAGTTGCGCACTAAATTGGACGTTGTAATACCCAGAAACAGAGAACACAATCTGCGTATTAGTTGTTGTACTGAGTGCTACACCACTGCTTGTATCAGTCGATGTAAACGGTATTGCTACCGAAGTTGTTGCAGAGGCTGTACCAAGCGCTTCAGTAACAGCTACCCCCGCAGTGTGCGATACATTGGTAGTCCCGTATACCCCCCGTGTGATGCCGGTAAGGGTAGTGGCGGTTTTACCTGTGTAGGCAATAAGTTCAGACTCAATGAGCAAGTACCCAGAAGATAGAAACGTGCTTGTAGACGTTACTTGAATGGCAGCAGTGGACACATTGGTCATATTCGCTGTTAGCGCAGTATTCCCATCTTGGTGAAAAGACCCGTTAGGAAACTGAAGAAACGCGCCCCCATTAGGAGAAGCAAATATCCGGTTGTAGTTGTCTAACTGGTTGAAGTACAGCCGTAAAACATTGTTTAACTGGTTGATGTAGTTGGGGTCATACTGGACTGTAGCCGCAGGTAAGCGCGGTTGCGCTGGAGGAATCAGCGGAGCAATTTTGACTTGAGGTAACGCCATTACCTTCTGCCATCCGGTCTGATGTCAATACGGGGAGCACCAAGCTGCCACTGCGTACCAAGCGTATTAGAGGTAATTTTCATCTGCATCTGGCGACCACGGATACGGATGTAAATCTGCCCGGTGAATTCATCCACATTGATGACCGACGGAGCCGAACCTGAGTAGGCTACCCCCGCATTACCAGACTGCGTGATGCCAGAGCCGGAGTTGTTTAGCCCCTGTAGGTACATGGTCACAGCAGGGGTTGTCCCGCCCGTAGAACCCCGGAACGTCAAATCAGGCAGCATACGGTACACAAACGCAAAGTTGTGTCCATCTCCAATGTCGTACTGGGAAGATGTGATGAACGCTTCAATCGGCAGCGTTGTGCTTGTTTCGTTGTTGTCCACACCAGATTCTTGGTTGACGACGTTGTGGCTGTAGGTAGCCGCGACGGGGTAGTTGCGCAAGCCGGTATCCAACCAAGCTGTGCGGGCCATAGCACCGTAGTACCAAATGTCCTCTGCGTAGTTGTAGACGACGTACTTGTCAATAGTGTCGCTGCTTTGTGAGCAATAGAACCACCAGACTTCGTTAAACCCTTCGTTTGTGCCAGCAAAAACTTGCTCGTACTGGAGGGGGTTGATATCACTGTAGATGTACTGGCGCAAATCGCACCGTAGCGTTTGGATTCGTCCGTCGTACTTGTAGAACTTGTCCACGCCCATCCAGTAGGTAACACCAGACCCGATTGCCGCTGCGTTTGGCCCGGCGATAGATATGTTGTCGGCAAGTAGCTGCGTGCCCCACACATACGGAGGGCCAAGGTACTGCAAGGAATAGACCGCTTGGTCGGTGAAAACCACAATTTCTTGGCGACTTTGCAGCGTAGTAATAATTTCGGAACCGTGGGACAAACGCACACTGCCCGCTTGGTTGGTAATTGCCGGATACCACGTAGTCAACGATTCTTGGTCAGACCACCGAATAAGCATGGGGTCAAGGATGGTGCTGCCGTAGTCGTTCGTGCCAAACACAATCAAGAACCGGCTGGCATCAGACACAGTGAAGGTGTTTTGGTACAGGGGGGTGTATCCGTCTGCGCCAGCAAGAGAAGAAAGCAAGATACCACGGGGAGTGATGGTTTGCGTACCAGACTGCGTACCGGTAGTCGTAATAGCCGCGCCGCCAGCAGTCGCTGCCAAGTTGAACGTGGTGGAAGACAGGTACTTGACGTAGTAGGTCACCCCCGGCAATAAGCCCGTCGGCAGCCACCCTGTGGTGGAGAAGGTGATGGGAGTTCCCTCAAGCAGACCAAGAGCGGATGTAACCACGCAAGGGGCCGCAATGGTCATCGTCACTGACGAGGAGGTAACGCCTACAGTTGCATCCCAGTAGTACAACGGAGAACCACGCGGGCCATACACCAAATTCTGCCCCCAATTCATCTGGTTCCAAAGGCGTAAAGCGTCAGCGGTTGTTGTGCCTGTACCCCAAGCGCCGGAGCCCCAAGTACTTGCCCCCCAGCCGGTTAGAGGGACGGCATAAGAAGGGCCCGTGTTGACTTGGTAGACGGCGTAGATTGTCCCGCCGCCCGCAGAGCTTGCGGATGCTGTGCCTGTGACTGTGATGGTGTAAGTCGTTGCAGTTACGTACGTAATCTGGTACTCCGTACCAGTTGTGATGGTGATGCCGTTGAACGTGACCGAAGCCGCGCCAGAGCAGTAGTAGGTAACGTAGTCGTTGTTGATGAACCCACCGTTTGCATCCGTCACAGTGACTATCGTAGTCGTTCCGGTATTAGTAGACGTAGCCGTGGTGAACGGGTTGGTGAGTGTGTAGGTGGCCCGAATGGGCGTGATGTCGTTGTACTGGCCGCCGCTTTCAATGTAGAACTTGAGGTTTGTACCAACGCCCAGCAAATTCTTAGACGCGAGCGTTATCCAGTTCCACAGGGAGCGGCAAAGCCCAAGAAACGTCGCATCCGAAATACGGTTCCACCCACCAATTTTCTCAGGCGTGCCTTGGCGAAACCGAACTTTGTCGGACTCGTACCAACCGCCCTCGTTGGTGTAGCGGGTATTCTCCCTGTTTACACCGGGCTTGAGGATGACTTTCTGTAGTGGCATGGCAGTGGTTTACACATTGCGTTCAAAGTGTGGGCAGTCTACCAATGATTTAAAGTTCCCGCCCCAACGATTTTTAGGGTGCAAGCTCTCCCAATACGCGCCGAGCGGAGCCAAAATGCCCTTGTCCCAGATGATTTTGCCATCACGGAAGAAGTTCAGGTCAGCAGCGCAGCGCTTCAGGTGGATGGAGTTCATGGTCTTGCTGCGACCTGTCTTGAAGTAGATGGCCTGCTGCTCCGGGGTACGGGCAAGTTCCCCGCCTGTGACCATAAAACCTTGGTCGGTGGCGTACTGCACCAGCTTACAGAAATCCAGCAGAAACGCTGCTTGCTCTTGACTAAGACTCATAACTACCCCTTTTTTGAACAACTACGTCAATACACGTTGCTTCTACCTTTGCGCCCAGCTTGACATACTCCTGCCGCTTTTTCTCCGCTACCTCCATGCATTCCTGCCTGTTGGTGTAGTGGGTACGTTGCTGCATGAACTCACAGTGTGCTGCTACGCAAATGTAGAGGACGGGAATGGATATCACTTACTGCTCCGCATCTCTGCCAGCTTCTCCACAGTACGCCCACCAAAGTAAGCACCCATGATGAGCATGCCCCAATTACCCAGCAGGGTCACGTAGCTTTCGTTGGCGTTGAGGCCGTAAGCGCTCATCATGGCAAACAGGAAGTAACCCAAAAAAATGGCAATCAACGACATGGGCCGGATGTTCTTGGACAACCATGAATCGGAAGACATATCCGCTTCCCAGCGGTCTGTGATGTTGTCGGCATCGTTCTGAGCAGCTTTAGCAAGCAACTCCATCTCAGCCATTTCCAGCTTGGCCTTCTCGATGCCCAACTCAATCAAGCGCTCTTCATGGTGGTACTGCAACTCGCGCAGCTTCTCAACGTCGGCTGGAGTGGGGTTGTCAGGAATCTTCACGCCCAGCGTGTTCTCGACTACTTCTTTGCCTTTGGCTTGGATAGCGCTGGACAGCAGCCCCAAACCGTTTTCAGCCAGTGTGCCCAGCAATGCACCGAGGATTGGAATCATGCACGTTTCTCCAAAAATAGCGTTGTGAAAAAATAACTCAAACCGATTGCAGCCAAGAACACACAAATCCAGAAGAGCATACTCAGGGTTTCCATTATCTGCTGCCGCTTCTTGGCCTTGGCAAGTGCCTCTTCCATCTCAGCCTTCTTGCGCCGCTGGATGATGTTGTTCCGCTCCAGCAGCACGCCTTCCCATACATCCGCATTGCCTGACCAAATCAACGTGTTCTTCAGTTCGGTCTCGGCCTCCGCAAGCTGCTTGGCCTGCATCACCGTTTCTAGCGCCTGTGCCGTGTCCGACTTGAACTTCTTGGGGTTGTTCGCCGCCTGCTGAACAATGTCCTTGGCCTCAAAAAACTTGCTCAGGTCTGCCGCAATTCCCTGCACATCCTTGCCCAGCTTGATGGCTGCTTGGATTCCTTTTACCGCTGCCTGAGCGGCTGCAAAAGCGGTAAAGGGGTCTATCATTTTCTGTTCACTACCGCCCAGCGGCAGATACGTCCATCTTTGTCTACAAACTCATTTGCCCCCGGTTTGTCATCCTTTTTAGGGGTGCGGCACACCAACACCGTTTTTGTCTCGGTATTGGGCCACGGGCTATCAGCAGAGACAATCTGGTCAATCACACCACGTTACTCGGGTTGGGGCTCCGTAGCCTGCTTGGCTTCCTTCTGGATGGCCTCGACCAACTGGTACACCTCTTGGTATGGCTTTTGACCAAGGTAGCCGAGGATGGCGTTCAGAAGCTGGGTGGATACGGTGATTTTGTCCATGATTATTCGTCCGCTGGTTGTGGCGTGTTGCCTTCAGCAAGCCATGCTAGGTATTGCTGGTAGTCGGTGTTGGCTGGGTCAAAAGGAATCCATGCGTTGTCGGCAATACGCTTTACATATGTGCCAGTAGAACCGTCATATTGTTTTGTCAATTGGTACATTTTATAACTCCGCAGAAGAAGTCCAATTGCAAGCAATAACGCCACTAGCACCAACCGCTGAAGTTGCAATTGCTTCGACGTTTCCCCAATTTAATGTATCGTTTGAGCCTGTTGGGTTGTTGTGCGCTCCAACGCCATAGGTTCCCCATCCATCGGATGTATAACCCCCAGATATAGTAAAAGTTGGTGAAGTACGTTTTTGCGCTTTGTAAAATGCTTGAACTGTTTGATATGTTCCAGACGCCCTATTACCAGAACGAGTAGAAACGCCACCATATTCATAATACCGTTGACACAAAACCAACTCAGTCCCATACGAACGGTAATCAAACGATGTGGCTGTGCTGCCTTTTTCTAGCTGTACACCTGTGATGTAAAACGTGGCTCCGCTTGTTCCGACTACGCTGGTTGCGCCTGTGGCAGAGTAATAACCACCAGCCGCCCAAGAATTAGCCGTTGTTGATTTTGAAGAACCGACACCCAAACCAAATGTTACGGTAATACCGCCAGTGTTAGTTGTACTCCATGTACCAGAAGTATCACCTGTCACGGTTACAGTTTTTTGTTCCCATGTGTTTGCGGCGCTAATGGTATATGTAAATGGATAAGCTCTTGCATCTGTGTAGTTTTGAAGAACGCCACCAAAAGTTCCAGTAAGGCTTGAGCGAACCCAAAAAGACAAAGTTACTGTTGCAGCGCCAGCAGCACCCCAGCCTAAATCTGCAATGTTATATCCTTCAATGAACTGACGAATCATAAAAATGTCAGTTGAGCTAACAGAATATGCAGATGAACTTGTAATTCCAAGATAGTTTGTATAGCCAGCAGGCGGCGTTACAGCGCCAGCATTTTGTTGAAACGTAAATTTTGACGCAGCAGAACCATAGATATTCCAACGGTCTAGTGAGTATTGATTACCAGCAGCTTGAGTAACACTCGCCCCAGCATTGCGCTGGTCAATCACCATTGCGCCGTTGATGATGCGGTTTTTGAAGCCAAAGGTGTTGGGCAGATTAGCGTATCCAGCAAACGTAGCGTTCTGGCTTGCATCAACCAGCATGGCCTGTGTGCCGTTGGTGGCGATGGCAACTTGGTTAGCCGCTGGGTAGTAGATGCCCGTGTCGGTATCTGTGCCAGTCACCGCTGGGGTAGTGGCGCTGTTGTCTGTGCCGTTTAGGATGAGTGTCATGCTGGTGTTCCTTCAAGTGCAGCGATACGGGCTGTCAGGGAAGTGATGAGGGCTTGCTGTTCTTGGATTGCTGCGGTCATTTGTTACTCCACAAATTTTTCTGCAATTAACTGCTCGATGTATTCCCGTTTGGTTTCTGCATAAGCATCAATTGCTTCTTGTGTCCATTGAGACATAGGCTTCATGTCTTCAACGCCAAAGCAAACAGACACAGAGCCGGTCGCAGTTTTCCCCGCTTCATCAACTCCCTGCATTTCAAAAAACGCAGTAACGGCGTAGCCACGCATATCAGCGTTGAGGTTTTTAATTGTCCATGTGTAAGTGATGGTCATATTTGTTCCTTAATCGCCTTGCGACAAACCTGAGAATTGAATGGTGTAAGTTCCAGACCCCATTTGCAGTCGGTATGTGCTTGATGATTGGCTATAAGTTCTTGATGCTGGTGTGCCGCCAACGGTGAAAGAGTTAATCACATTGACTGTTCCTGTTGCCAAACCAACCATAATTAAATCTTGAAACCTATTGGTTCCATCGGAGCCATACACAAGGGCTAACGTAGCATATATGCCCGTGGTTGCAATTACAGTCGCGCTGGTGGATACGCTAGTAGTCTGTTGGTTCTGAACCGTAAGGACTGACCCGCCTTGGAATGATGCAGTGTTGTATGTGGTTGCGTTTGTTGCGCCAGAATAAATTGACTGCTTGGAACTTTTAATCTGCCCTGTAGTACCCACCAGCACGTTGCCGCTGGAGTCAATACGCATCCGTTCTGACGGTGTTGGGCCAGTGTAGAAAGTAATTTTGTCATCTGAATCCGATGACTGTGACCATACCTTGCATTCACGGGTAGTGTTATTAAGCACCAACCCCATTTTGTATGCAGTGCCAGATGCAAACTTCATCCCTATAAATTTATTGGCGTCCCATGAAACAGCAAAATCACCGGCTACTTGCAACTTGTTGCTGGAGTCAGGTGAAGTAGTGCCCACACCCACGTTCTGGCTTGTGTCTACGGTGACCGCTGTGGTTCCTGCCGTTTGCAGGGCAAGGACTCCCGAGGCATCTGCTGTCGCTACCAGACCTCCAGAGCCAGAATTTGATGCGTTGAGCGTTGTGGTCATGGGTTAGCCTTTCGGGTACTTGTCTTTGACGGCTTGGATGGCGGTCTTCCATGCATCCATACCGCCGTGGTACAGCAAGTCAAGCTGGTCAGCGATTGCCGGGTATTCCGCAGCACGTTGCGCCTTATAGGCGTTAGCGTTAATGTAGGCTTGGACTACTGTTTCGTCGTACTGAATGGGGTTGCCAGATGCATCAAAAACATCATCCCCACGAATGGTGACAACAGCGGAGTGTGTTGCAAAAATTGCATCATGCTTGTTCATGCCGCTATCTCCATCAAAGTAATATATGTGGGCATTGAGTCAACTTGAGTTCTGACACTATTTCCACTACCAGATTTGTTATACAACGTATATGTGGTAGCCGAAGTAGTAGCCGGAGAATCTAATATTTGAAAATTTACCGTTTGCAAATAATCACCACTATTGTTATTTAAATACCCAGCAGGGTTTGTACTTCCGGCCGTTGAAATATTTGTAGCGCCACGATAAATTGTAAGAAAATGCCACTGGTTAGTTCCGTTGCCGCAAATTACAGACACTTGAGCTAAGATTTTGCTTGTGGCAGAAGTTGGGGTAATAGTTGCTGTAGCGCCCGTTGAAACATAAGACGTAGAGGTTGTGGATTGCGCGGTGGAGTAATTTGCTTGCACTACTTGCAGCACAGAGCCTACTGGCATGGATGCAGCCGCAATACCCCTAGATGACGTTGCAAGCGTCCCAGCAAAAGTGGCGTTCTGAGCCGTGCTAAGTGTGAGCGCAGTTGTCCCATTGTTGGTTTTCAATTCCAACGCGCCAGTGGTGTCGGCTGTAGCAACCAGCGCGGTGCTGGATGTGGTTCCTGCGGAAATGCTTGATGCCATGATTTATCCTTAAAACACGAGCCAGCGTTGACCGCTGGAAACCGTAACCGACTGCCCCGATGCCACGGTGACAGGCCCAACAGACATGGCGTTGTAGCCCGTGCCGATAGTGTAGCTGGCAGCTACCGTTGTAGCGTTCAGCAGGAGGCCGTTGCTTGCCGTGACCTCAGACGCTTGCAATTCGCCCGTAGACGGCTTGTAGAGCAGTTTGGCGTTGCTGGTGTAAACCGTGGTTGCCGAGCCAGATGTGGCGGCTGCAAACAGCGGGTACTCAAAGCTGGCAGTCGAGGTGTCGTTGCTAAGAGTTGCACCGCCAACGCCTGCCCACGCAGGAGTCGCTCCGCTGTAGCCCTCAAACTGGTTGGTCGTGGTGTTGTAGCGCAACATGCCCGTGACGGGGCTCCCCGGCTGCTGCCCAGTTGTACCCTTGCTGAGTGTCACCGCGCCAGTGGATGTAAACGACGAGTCTGCGGTGGCTGTTAGGGTGGTGCAATTCAGGGTGGTGAACACACCGGGGCCGGAGATGTTGGCTACCTTTACAAAGTCCGTGCCGTTCCAAGCGCAGACAGCTTTTTCGCCTTGGACAATGGTCACTCCGGTGGTAGGGCCTACGCCGCGCAGAACGATGCTCTGGGTGCTTGAGCTTGCGTTGATGACAATGTACGCCTTGGACTGAGCCGGGGCGGTGATGTTGCGAGTAACCGTGCCCCCTGCTGTCCACAACAGGATAGCTTCGCGGGAAGTGTTGGCGGCTCCAGTGGTCGTTGTTAGAGTTACGTCAGCATCAGAACTGATTGTGGTCGTGCCCGCAATGGCTGAGTCCAACAGCGATGTGATGGAGTTGTTTACCGTATCGCCCCATGTGCCCGACAGTTCTCCAGTGACCGGAAGAGCCAGACCCAATAGGGAGGTGTATGCAGTAGTCATGTGTTACCTCAAGTTACTATTTCCGTCCAATCAGCGGTCTGGGTATTGCTGATTGTGCCCCAGTTTGCTGTTTGCGAACTACCTATATTTTGCCAGTTTGCAGTCTGCATGTCGTCAATCAACTTCCAGTAAACAGCGATAACAACACCGATGTCTCCTTGAGCGTAATTGCCTGTCAGAGCAAAGCTTCTTGGCCCTAAATTAACCGTACCAACCGCGCCGCTGGCTGCGTTGCCAGACAGCGAAATATTTATTACAGGCCCAACCGCTCCAATTTCACCAACCGCCGTATCCGGTAACAACGGGACAATAACTTGGCCCAGCGCCCCAATAGCCCCAACGCCGGTCAAAGCCTCGGCATTGGTTACCGCAACCGTTCCGACTGCCCCGTTGGCTGCATTGCCGGTCAAAGCAAAGGACGCATCCCTTGATACGGTTCCTACCGCACCAGCAGCCTCATCGCCCGTCAGGGCAAAAGAGGTCTCCCCTCTGGAGATTGTCCCAACACTACCTGTAGCCAAGACACCAGACAAGTCAAAAGACTTACCTTGGGTAACCGTACCAACCTCGCCTGAAGCCGCTACGCCGCTCAATGCGACCGTGATGACCGGCCCAACCGCACCTACAAAACCATTCGCCGCATCCCCGGTCTCCGCTGCGGACTGACTTGGCGTGACTGTGCCTACCGCGCCTGTGGCTGAATTGCCGGTGAGGGCAATCGTAATTCCCGGAGTCGCCGTTCCCACGGCCCCCGAGGCGGCATCCCCCGTTGCTTCAAGAGTACCGCCCCAGCCGTTAGCGCCCCAAGTACTGTCGCCCCAGCCGAGAGACACAGCCTATCCTTACGTTGTAGCCAGCCGCAGCAAGCCAGTGGTCGTTGTGTTGGAAGGCATGGTCAATGTGAACGTGCCCGCCGTGATGGTCTGGTCACCGAACGTGTAAACAGCCACAGCCTTGTTGCTCTGCGTAGAGTTGTAGACCAAGACCGCGTTGAACGCCGTAGTGATGGTCAGTGCAGACCAAGAAAAGCTTGCCGTAGGAGTCCAGTACGCCACACCAGCCGTTGCTGAACTGTTCGTAGCGATTGGAGCCGTGCCGTTGGTCACCGTGACACCGCCAGCCGTGTAGCCAGAACCGGATGTGTTGGTAACTTCACCAGTGGTGGAGTAGGCAGTAGTAGCTGCATTGATGGTTGCAGAGGTGAAGTACAGCGCTGCTTTAAACGTGTCAGCAGTGGTAGCCGCACGGATAGGCGCAGTGCCAAAATTGTGCGTAGCAGTCATCAGTTCCCCCATGAAGGAGGTACACATAGAGGCGGTATTTGCCATGATTAGTCCTTAAAAAGTACCGGTTTCGCCGCCAAATGCGGGCATTTTCTTCAGCGTCACATGCACTGACCGGTGAACCAACTCACCATCCAGCCAATACTCTGTCCACGTAGTCGCTTCATTGTCGTTGTCAACCGTGCCGGTACGATGCTCCAGCAGGGAGGTATCCATATCGCCTTTGGTCGTAGTGACAATCAATTTGAACTCCTGATAAGTGCGGTGGTGGAAGTGTTGGAAGGCATGGTGATTGTAAAGGTCGTGGTCGAGGTTTTGTCTGCCCCGAAGTCAATCACTGCAATGGATTTGTTGCCTTGCGTCACGTTGTAAATCAGAGCGCACCGGGCCGTCAAAGCTGCTGTCCAAGACGTATTTGCAAAATTTACATAGGCCGTGTAATCAGCAGAATTGATAGTCACCCCGGTCAGCGTATTGCCGCCAGCCGTGTAGCCTGTAGCCACCACTTCGTTGGATGTTGTGTAAACCGTGGTGTCCTCGTTCAGGTTGGCATTGCCCGTGTACAGCGCAATCTTGAGAGTGTCTGTGGACAGGTCGTGGACGCCCTGATACAACTCCTTCTTGAAGCTGGTGGTCTGCGTTTGGACGATGCTCATGCAACCCCGCTATTCTGCGGTAGAGGCGCTTGACGATACTGCCCACTGCGGTAGGCATCGCTGCGCTCCAGACCATCGCCCAGACGTTTAGCCAGCATGAGAGCTTCTTTGTACTTGCCCTCATACAAGGCAATCATGTCGGCCTCGCCCTTCATAAAGGTGTACGCCTCTACCAGCGAACCGTACAGCAGTACGGTGTCAAAGTTGTCGCCCAGCCAAGTGGTGGAGGCAGTCACAATGGATTGCGGGTAATAGTAGTAGTGCAGTTCAGCAGAGTAGGCTGCGTCGGGTGTCGGGCCAAGGATGAATGACAACTCGTTGCTGATGGTTGAACCAGAAACTGTCGGGCCAAACAGCGCGTAGTACTTGGGTGTTCCGGTGTCGGTCGGCGTAGGGTACGCCTCGCGCATGAAGTTCACATCCTTGTTGAGCAAGAACGTGTACGCGCCAGAACCAGAGAAGATAGCCAGTGAGTACGAAGACAAGAAGTCATCTGGGCAGGACAAGTACTTATTGCCGGATGTAATTGTCCCTGTCACGTTCTTGCGTAACGAAGGGAACTGCACCGAGTTGTAGATGCGTTGCTCTGCCTGTTGAATGAAACGGTTAATCTGAGCCGTAGACGAGACCGTAGACGAATCCGCAAGGGTAATCGTCGGAAAGTTGTTTTCCGTGTAGGTCTGTATCGCCGCCGAAAGCTCAGAATAGTTCATGCCATCGGGCCCCTTGCCATCAAGCCTTTGGTTGCGCAGCCATTACCGCGAGTTTTGATTCCCGTGGTCTTGACTTGCTCATCACCAGCAGACTTGCTTAAGCCGCCAAGGCTGATGTCCAAACTGTCCAGCTTGCTTGTGTTAGGTTCTTTGCCGGGGACTGCCGGGATTTTCATCCGCTTCCCGTCCATCGTGTGTGGCTCCGCGTAGACGCTGGCTGGGCCAATCTCTTTACCGCCGCTTTTCATACTGTATGCCATGATTTACCCCGTTTTCTGGTTAGCTGCACGGGACAGGTTGCGACCAACGCGCATCCGGTCTTCAGAGGTGGGGCCACCTTTTTTCATGCCCTTGGCATGCATACGTGACTCGTGACCCTTGACCATTTTCTTGGCCTCGGTGTCAGCAATGCGTTTTACTGTCTTTGTATCCATCATGGACTCCTATGAAACCGTTACTGTTACTGTGCCAACACTTGTGGTTCCGACCAAGTAATTGGGGGTCAAACCTACGTCCGTACTACCTGCTCCACCAACTGGATTCCAGCCCCACTGGATGTCCCTGCTACCACCACTATTGTAGCCGTCAGTCATAGGGCCAGCGGTGAAATACGTTGAGTCTCGGCGTGGGTTGCGAAGGGCTTGTGGGTCATCTACCGGGTACATACCAAGCTGCAATTGAGGCTGGTCTGGATCCCAACAACTTTTGCAGACCAACAGGTTATACGTCTTGGTCTTGATGATTTCCTTCTTCAACTCGACAAGCTTGAACTGCTGTCCGCATCTGTCGCAGATAGCAATTGCCTTCTTGCCGGAAGCGAACCTGTTTGCCATTAGATGTACGTCTGACGCGGCACAAACCGCAGCGCTGCTGTTTCACGGTCTTCGGTGGAAGCCAGCTCCCATGCCTCGTCGTACTGGGACTTGAGTACGTCCAGCCGAACCATTGCGTTAGGAACCTTGAGCGCCAAGTAGTACGCCAGCCCTGCCACCAAGCAGTTCAAGAAACGGAACGGTACGTCCATCGTATTCACACCGCCGCCAGCGTCGTCAATGCGGCGCATGCGCCAGTACACAAGGGTGTAGGTCTGGGAGTCGTCCGGAGTGGGCCACACCGTCACGCAGGGGAGGTTCTGCGTGTAGACAGAATCTCCGGCGGTATGCGATGCAGCAGTTGTCCCGTTCTGCGCACGCACGCAGTTGTATAGGGTATTCCCTGTGGTGTACCCGTAGTAGATGGTCTCTGAGCCAATCAGGATGTACCCGGCAGAAGCCAAGTTGGCTGCGGAGACCACTGTGAGGGTGGTGTCGGTCGAGGAGATGCTGGCGCTCAACGTGGTGATTGACGCCGTGGTGGAGCCGTCCAGCCGCTGGAACCACATCTGAATGGGGCGGGCTTGTTGCAGCTTGTTGGGGATGGTGGCGTAGGTAGAAACACTGATACGCGTGATGGTCAGGTCTGCCTGTGTTGCAACGCTGCCTTCCCCTGTGCGGATGACGTGCTCCAAGAGGTCAACGGTGTCGAGCGGAACGGGGTAGGTCGGCAGGCCGGGAACCAAAGTGATGGAGCCCTGCTCAAACGTCCACATGTTGATGCCCCGGTTTGCCCAGTCAGCAAACAGTAAGTTCAGCGACCGGCGGGCGGTTTTCAAGTCATACCCGGTGCGCAGCTCAGAGCCCGTGCGCTCGTACGCCTCCTCAACGATTTCCGTCAAGTCAAGGTTGAACGTAGCGCTTCCTGAAGTTGCCATTATCTAAAACCTGCTGTTTTCTTTGCGATGCTCTTGGGCTGGGCTACAAACTGTTTACCCGCTGCTTTACCGGCGCGTTTTGCTTTGGTGGTTGCAGCGTACTCGGATGGGGACAAGGACTTTATAGCAGCTTCAGGGAGGTAACGCTCACCTGTTTTTGACGACGGCTTTCCCGACTTGGTGCGCCATTTCTGGTCACCCCAATCTTTCAGGGATTGCTGCGGTGCTTTCAATCCTTGTACCCCCCACCAGCAGCTTTGTACTTTTTGGCTACAAGCTGCGCTTTTCTCGCGCTCCATTGCCCTGCACCTGTGCCTTGCGTAGCCGCAGCCTTCACTTGAGACAGGATGCGTTTACGCAGACTCGGCTTGGTGTAGTTCCCCGCAGCATTGACCTTGCCGCCTTCCGCATACTGCGTGAAGTCGGTGTCATCCCGACGCGCTTTTTTCTTAGCGCCGGGCATCTTGGCTGGATTGACGGCCCCCATGCCGCGAGAAGCCATCACAGGTATTTACCCCGAGTTCTGCCGCGCTGAGCAATACCATCGCCACGGCTTGCACCGCTGGGTTTGGACATTTTGGACGATGCCAGACCGCCGGAGGCCATCTTGATTGCGCCGCCTTTGGCCCGCCGACCACCAGATGACCGCAGTGCGTCCAGTTTGGCTTGTGCCGTAGCTGCGGTATTGCGCGGTACGTATGCTGCCATGCCTGCTGCCGTGCTGCTGGCAACCGGGGCTTGGCCCGGTCTGCGCGGGGCGTAGTTCTGCATGCCTTCTTCAGTGCTGCTAAAAGTAGCAGCAGGGGCTACGCGACGGGGGACGTAGTTCTCCATGCCTTCAGCCGAACTACTAAAAGTAGAACCGACACCGTCAGCCGCGCCGGGAGTACGGCGGGGGACGTAGCTCTGCATACCTTCTTCTGAACTACTAAACGTGGGGCTTGCCGCAGCGGCTGGGGTGCGCCGAGGGACATATGCCGCCATTGCTTCTTCTTGATTCCTAAAAGAAGTACTTGCGTCTTGGGAGTCCGCTGCGGGGCGGTATCTAGAAGGGCCGCCCTTGCTTTCCGACGAACTGGAAACTGCTGCGGCTTTTTTAACTGGTGCTTTGCCTTTGCCTTTGCCTTCATTACTAAAGTCTGGGGCAACTTTGCCTCGACCTTCATTACTGTAGTCAGGGGCGGCTTTGCCTCGACCTTCGTTGCTGTAGTCAGGGGCTTCTTTACCGCGACCTTCGTTGCTGTAGTCTTCATCAGCAAACTTGGCGCTGCGCCCTTCATTGCTGTAGTCTTCGCCCCCGCCCTTTTTTGCAGGGGCGTTCTTTTCGCTGTACTTATCGTACGCAAATTTGCCCGCGATGCCGAGGGCTGCAAGGGCTGCTAGGTCTCGTGCTTTCATGGGTTACTCCTTAGCAGGCCATGCCGCCTTTGTTCATCTTCACTTGGGTAGCCTTGGTCTTGCCACGGGATGCAACGCCGTCAGCCGCACGGACGTAACCGCCGGTGGCCATCTTCTTCATCTGCATCTTGTCCATCATCATGTCCTTCTTGGAGCCTTCTTTGACGCCTTTTTTCTCAACGTCCTTGCCAGACTTCTCGAATTTAGCGAAAGGGTTCATTCCTTTTGTAGCCATACCACCACCTTGTTTAAAAGTTTTGCCTTTATCGGCCTTGCTGAAATCTTGGCCCACGGACTGTGGAACCCCTGCTTTCTTGGCGAACGATGGACTGTGCGCCACCGCCTCCATGAATCTATGCTGCTTTGCACTACTGCTTGGCATCACTTCCCCGCTTGAATAAGCTGGTCAATTTTTGCTTCAAGGCGGTTAAACCGCTGGTCAATGTGGTCAGTAATGCGCTGCACTTCTGCTTGAGTTGTGTAATCACGGGCCATTTCCTCTCGTGTCTTGTTGAGCAGTATGTCCAACCGCTTTAGCTCGTTGAACTTTTCTTTCAGCAAAAAGCCGATGATGGTTGTCGTTAAGGTCAGCGCTGCTGACCATGCGGAGTTCAAGTCCATTTAGCACATCCGTCCTCTTGTCTTGCCGCGTTGGGCAATGCCGTCTGCACGGGCGGACACTGAGCCACCTTTGGCGTAGGCTTTCGTCATGCCGCCTTTGGCTTTAGTTTCCACTTCTTTAGCGGTGGGGCCACCTTGTTTGCCACGACCCGCCCCCGCTTTAGTAACGTCAAAATCACCTTGAAAATTTGGGTCGGAAAGGTCGCCCTTGCCTAAATAGCGCATGGCCTTGCGGTCTGGCTTAGAAGACGTTGTAAGCAACCCTTGACCGTACATCAGCCCTTCCGCGTCAAACTTTTCGGCTTCTCGTGTGTCACCGTTAAAAAAAGCAGCGGGAATCGTCTCCCCGTACACCGCTGTAGATTTTTTTGTGGCCATTTTGTGTTCCTAGCAGTTCCATGCTTTAAGCGATTTATTGATACGGGAATTCGGGTCTTTGGCCGTCTTCTCGCTGGTTAGCTTTTTCTTCATACCTTCCATCCTTGCGCAGAAGGAGTCGCGCCTGCTGCCGCCTTCCGGCTGGGGAGGTTTCAAGTTCATGCCTTGCTTTTTCGCGGAGGCTCGACCCTTGGCGTTGAGGCCACCATTGGGATTCTTGCCTTCCTTGCGTGTCCATGCGGGTGACTTAGCCATAGAAAGCCACAGCGGTTACGCTTGCGCCCGGAGTAACAATCAAACTCGTAGAACAAAGAACACCTTCACCGGGAATCCAAATACTGGTTGTACTTGCGGCTGCTATTGTGAAAGTGAACAGCGTAGTTGTTCCATCCTTGATGGCAATGGTAGTAGCGGCAGATGCGCTGTACCAAATACCCTTGAAACGAGTGCGCCCGCTGTACGCTGTAGTAGCCGTACTAGCAGGGCAATCAACGCCTTTAACGTCTGTCTGCATCATAATCAATCTCCTGTAAAACGGGGGCCGAAGCCCCCGAGACTAATTACTGCTGAGTGCTGGTGGGGTTGGCAACGCCGTCAGAACCACGCACGGTGTAGAGGCAAGTAATACTGGCTTCACCGCCGCTGGCTGTACCAGCGCAAGCATAGGTCACAGTGACAATTGCGTCAGTCGAACCCACGTTCTGGTAAGTAGCAATGCTTGCGTCCGTAATGGTAAACGTAGCACGACCTACAGATAAAGGCGTAGTAGTTGCGCCGCCAACAGTGCCCAGAGTAGTGGAACCAATTTTGACGGTGATGGTGTTGCCGGTAGTACCTGCATAAGCAGTGGTAATGTTAACAAGGAAGTTGTTAATCATTGCGCCAGCGGGCAGTACAAACAGGGTAGTTGCAGTGGTGTCGCTGACAGTGGTTACGGCAGTTTGGGTAACAGTAGATGCCCCCATGTTGCGGATTGTTCCAGCGGTAGTACCGGTGGTGTTTTTGACCGTGCCAAGCAGCCACGGGCCGAGATGAGTTGCGAATCCCATGATAAATCCTCACATACAAGTGGAGCGCATCAATCGGTATGTCGTCCAGCCGGGACTGGTTTGATACGCCGGTAACCCCGGAGTGAGAGCAATATACACCAAAAAGA